CTCTAGTGGCACTGTGTGTGTTACTCAGTCAGACGCAACGACTTCATTCGTCTGTTGAAATAGGCTCTATCTCAGAAGTTAGAGGTAATGCACAAGTTCTAAGAGATAAACCTTATGGTGCTGAACTCCAGTTCAACATCCAACAAATGGATGATGTCCGTACAGAAGCGGGCAGAGTTGCCATAACCTTTGAAGATGATTCCACAGTCAAACTAACAGAGCATTCTAAGTTAGTCATAGACGAATACATCTACGATCCAGATCCATCTAAGTCAAAAATGGCTTTGAAGTTTGCTAGTGGTACAGCAAGGTTTATTACCGGTAAATTCAATAACAAAAGCAATATATCTATACGTACGCCTACAGCTGATATAGCAATAAGAGGCACAGACTTTACTTGTACAGTAGATGAATTAGGTAGATCTCTTGTCATACTGTTACCTGATGAGAATGGTATATCTAGTGGTGAGATCCTGGTATCTACAGCTATGGGTAGTGTGACACTAAACAAACCCTACCAAGCAACAACTGTATCTGTATACGAGAACAATCCTACTAAACCTGTAACATTAGATATATCACTAGATCTAATCGACAACATGCTCATTGTAAATCCACCAGAAGAAACAGAGCAACAAGCAGAAGAAACACAATCAAAAACAACAGTAGATTACTTAGAGTTTGATGATTTAGATATAGACTTTCTTAACGAGGACTTTCTCGATGGAGAAGCTGACCTTGAGTTCACTGAACTAGATATTAACTATTTAGATGTAAACTTTCTTGAAGATCTACTTAACGTGCTAGATGCACTAGCTATATCAAAAGAAGAAGACCAACTTAAACAAGGCGGTGTAGGTATTCGTATTGTAGGAACAGAAATAGGTCAAGATAAAGATACACAGATCACAACTATTGTTTCAGGTCAAAACATAAGTTTGACCAGAACAGTTAGTCAAAGTGCTAAACTAAATTTAGATGGATCTAATAGCTATACAATTATACTGATACAAGATGGTGTTTCTAATACAGTTAAAGTTAATGGTGGCTCATCAACCAAGATAACAATTAAACAGGGGTCGGGATGAAAAAAAGTATTATATTTTTAAGTTTATTTTTTGCACTTGGATCAATATATTATTTTCAACCAGTAGCCTACGAAATACTAAAATTAAAAACTTTTGATAGTTTTGTTAAAGATAAAGAAGAATCAGGTAATTTTGTTGTTTTAAATATAACAGAAGAAGATATAGCTAATGAGGGTGGCTATCCTTTATCACGTCAAACCCTTGCACAGATTCATATAAACCTTTTGAGAAAAGGTGCTATGGGCGTAGGTTGGGTTATGGCCTTTCCTCAACCAGATAGATTTGGTGGTGACTTTGAGTTTACAGAAGCTTTAAAATTTTCTCCAAGTGTTTTAGCTATGTTTGAAGGTAAAGGTGAATATCCCCCTACATCCGGGACTGTAATTCTTGGACCAGAAGATACTGGTGGCATGATGGCTACAGGGGTAATACAAAATATAGATGTTTTAAAATACAACGCTAGTCAAGGTATAGCAGTTGCTCGTACAGATGCCGATAACTTAATACGTAGACTGCCCTTACTGATGCGTACTCCTGATGGATGGGTATCTTCATACGGTACAGAAGTATTAAAAGTATTAGCTGGAGCAGACACCTACGTTATAAGAACAAATGATAATGGTGTAGAAGAAGTTAGAGTAAAAGGATTACCCCCGGTAAAAACAGATAGTCTAGGCCGTAAATGGATTTCTTGGGTTGTTCCACGTGAAACTACACTGAAAGAAATGGATGTAGAAAACAAGTTTGTTTTTGTTGGGTTTACTGCAAAAGGTATTATGCCTCAACTTGCCACACCAGTTGGTTTACTGGAACCACATAAAATACAAGCAGCTCTAGCTGAATCTATACTTATACAAGATAGTCCTTATATACCTGACTATGCATTAGCATTAGAGATATTAATATTTTTGTTCTCAGTTGTATTTGTTTGGCTCGTATTAAACGTATTTGGAATCACATGGGGAATATCATTCTTTGCCTTAGTTTTTGTTTCTACAGCTTTTTATGGCGTTTTTACGATACAGAAAGGCATATTACTAGATGTAACCTGGTCTTTGATATCACAGTTTATAACTGCAGCTGTTGCTTTCTATTTAAGATTTAGAGAACAGTACAAGTTAAGACAGCAAATTAAAAAACAATTTGAACATTATCTTGATCCTAGACAAGTTAAACAACTACAGAAGAATCCAGATCTGTTAAAGCTAGGTGGAGAAAAACGCTATGCCACATTCTTGTTTACAGATGTTAGAGGTTTTACGTCTATGTCTGAAAAGTTAGAGCCAGAAGAAGTCACATACATTATGAACAAAGCTTTAACTGCACAGCAAAAAGCAGTACAGAAACATGGTGGCATGGTAGATAAATACATAGGTGATGCGATGATGGCTATATTCAATGCACCTCTAGACTTAGAACATCATGAAAATAAAGCTATAGATTGTGCTCTAGATATACAAAAGAATATGGAAGATTTGAATGTAGAGATGGCAGAAAAAGATTTACCGCCTGTAGCGATTGGTATTGGAATCAATACAGGGTATGCAGTTATAGGAAATATGGGCAGTGAACAAAGATTTGATTACACAGCTATAGGTGATGCCGTTAACACCGGAGCGCGTCTTGAAAGCGGAACTAAAGAAGCTGGCGTTGATCTGTTGATTGGCTACAACACTGCCATTAAAAGCGATTATAGGTTAAGATTATTAGAACCTTTAAAGGTTAAAGGTAAAGATAAACCATTGGAAATATACACATGGGAATGAAACTATCATTAATACTAGGTAGCCTGTTGTTTGTAACAATAGCAGGATCAGGTTGGTATATAAATTATTTAGGCGATCAGATCAGCACACTTAAAGGTAATCAGTTAGTCTTGGAAACACAAATAGAAGAACAGAATGAATCTATAAAACAGTATCTAGAGCAACAAAAAAACCAACAGGTTCAACTCAATCAACTAGAAGCTGAAAAACAAGAAGCAATGAAGGATGTAAACAGACTGCGTAAAACGTTTGCTAATCATGATTTAGATAAGTTGGCTTTAGCAAAGCCCGGACTTATGCAAAGTAGAATTAACAAAGCATCAGCAAGAGTGATGGCAACTTTAGAAGAATTAACCAATCCAAATCAATTCGATGAAAAACCTATTACTAATTAGTCTCTCTATATTTATGGCAAGTTGTTCAATGATGCAACCAGTTAAGCCTGTGGAGGTTAGAAAAATTGCAGAAAGACCACCCATGTATCATCCGCCATTACCTTATCCCATGAGTTTATCTGAAGTTGATTGGGAGATTATGACACCAGAGTTAATGGAACAATATCTGCAAAACCTAGAAAACGGAGACGCACCTAGACGTGCATACTATTCTTTATCTAGTAAAGAGTACGAAAATCTTAGTATGGACATGGCAGAAATTACTAGATGGTCTAAGGATATTTTATCAATTATCAAGTATTATAGAGAATACGACAAACCAAAGGAGAAGCCTAATGAGTAACTCGCCAGATGAATTCGTATATAGAGCAACACTAGATCGTATAGTAGATGGAGATACCTTTGATTGCATTTTAGATCTTGGTTTTGACGTAAAACTACACAAACAAAGAGTAAGACTAGCTGGTATTGATACACCAGAAAGCCGTACTAGAAATCTAGCAGAAAAAGCATTAGGTCTAAAAGCTAAAGAAAGACTTAAAGAGCTTTGTGTTGGTACATTTAAAGTAAAATCATTGGGTAAAGGTAAATATGGAAGGATCCTGGGGATACCGTACACTGAAAACGGTGAAGATATTTGTGCAAAGCTTATTGAAGAAGGCCATGCTGTTGAATATCAAGGTGGAACAAAAACTAAAGTTTGGGGATAAGATGAACATATCACAAGAGGGGATAGCTTTAATTAAAAAGTTTGAAGGTTGTAGGCTTGAGGCGTATCAAGACTCAGTAGGAATTTGGACAATTGCATACGGAACAATTAAAGACGTTAAAGAAGGCGATAAAATAAACCAAGATGAAGCAGAGCATTTACTACAAGAAGAACTGCCTGAATACGAAGGCTATATAAATGATATGGTTAAAGTACCTTTAGAACAAAATCAATTTGATGCACTTTGCTCTTGGGTTTACAATTTGGGACCAAACAATTTAAAAGAATCTACAATGCTAAAAGTATTAAATGAAAAAAAATACTCAGAAGTACCACAACAAATTAAACGTTGGAACAAGGCTGGCGGTAAAGTGCTTGATGGCTTGATTCGCAGAAGAGAAGCAGAAGCTTTGTTGTTTGAAGGAAAAGAATGGCTGTAACTAAAATAATATTTAATCCGGGGATCAATAAAGAGTTTACTGATCTTATGGATAAAGGTGGATGGTCTGATGGTAATCTGGTTAGATTTAGAAAAGGCTTGCCAGAAAAAGTTGGTGGTTGGGAAAAAACAGTTGCATCTTCTTATGAGGGCACAGGTCGCGCATTAACAGCATGGGTTGCTCTTGATGCTACAAGATATTTAGGATTAGGAACAACTACCAAATACTATATTCAAGGCGGTGGTGTTCTTTATGACATTACACCTATAAGAAAAACAAGCACTAACTCCATTACCTTTGCAGCAACAAACGGCTCTTCAACGATTACTGTAACTGACTCTAGTCATGGCGCAGTAAATGGAGATTCTATAACTATTAGTGGTGCAGTTAGTCTAGGAGGTTTAGTAACTGCAGCTGTTTTAAATCAAGAATATACAATAGATTTAGTTACAGGAGCCAACACTTATACCATAACTGCAAAAGATACTTCAGGCACAACCGTTACTGCTAACTCTAGCGATAGCGGTAATGGTGGATCAGGGGTAGATGGCGTTTATCAAATTAATGTAGGTCTAGATGTTTATGTTGAATCAACAGGTTGGGGAGCAGGTGCGTGGAGTGCTGGTACATGGGGTTCTAAAACTACTTTAACTGAAACAGATCAATTAAGATTGTGGTCACATGATGCTTTTGGTGAAGACTTAATTATTAATCCAAGAAATGGTGGCATATATTATTGGGACGAAAGCAGCGGTTTATCTAGTCCAGCTGTTAACATTACCACTTTAGCAGGAGCAAACTTAGCTCCAACTAAAGGTATTCAAACTATTGTTAGTGATGTTGATCGTCACGTTATTGTTTTGGGTGCAGATCCAATTGTAGGTAGTTCTAGATCTGGTTCTATAGATCCTTTATTAATAGCATTTTCTGACCAAGAAAGTGTTACTGAGTGGGAGCCTACCTCCACTAACACAGCAGGGTCATTAAGATTGTCAGCAGGATCTCAAATAGTTGGTGGGTTAAGATCAAGACAAGAAACCCTCATATGGACTGACACTGCTTTGTATAGCATGCAGTTTGTTGGTGCTCCTTTTACTTTTGGAATAAATCTTATTAACGAAAACGTAGGATTAATATCTCCAAATGGAGCAATCAATGCACCTGATTCAGTTTATTGGATGGCAAGAGATGGATTCTATTCTTATTCTGGTTCTGTTAGCAGACTAACATGTTCTGTTTTAAATTATGTGCTTGATGACTTTAATCAAAGCCAAGCTTTTAAAGTTATAGCATTTACCAACAGAGAATTTAACGAAGTTGGTTGGTTCTATCCTTCAAGTTCATCTTCTGAAAACGATAGATATGTTGTTTATAACTATTTAGAAGGTGCATGGAGCATTGGAGAGCTATCACGTACAGCCTGGTTGGATGATGGAATCTTTCAAAAACCAAGAGCAGCCGGCAAAGACAGTTCTGTTAACTACATTTATACACATGAAAACAGTGATGATGCAGACGGCTTACCAATGGACAATGTGTTTATAGAGTCTGGTGATATTGATGTTGATGATGGAGAAAAGTTTGGCTTTGTAAAAAGAATTATTCCAGATGTTAAATTCTTTGGCGATAACTCTAGTGGCGGTCAAATTAACTTTGTATTAAAAACAAGAAACTTTCCGGGAGATAGTTTATCTACTAACTCCACCAACAACGTAACTAGCAGTACACAACAAAACCATGTTAGAGCTAGATCTAGACAAATGGTGTTTAGAGCACAATCAGACGATGATGCAGCCACAGGGCTAAGAACTGGTTTTAGATGGAGACTTGGAGCAAACAGATTTGAGATCAGGCCTGATGGTAAAAGGTAATGGCAAAGCTTTTAGCAAGTAGACTACCATTAGCTTTAGAGAATGTTGACTCTGCAACGTTCAATCGCCTAGTTAGAATACTAGAAATTAACTTAGGACAGTTCGATCCTAACTCAACACCACAGTTTAATGATTCTGAAATTAGCACTTTAGCTTTTAATCAGGGTGATATAATATGGAATACGTCTATCGGTGTATTGCAAGTATATACTGGCAACCGATGGGTACAGTTACATACTCCTGTGAATCCACAGGGTTACGAGCTGCAGTCATCATTAGGTTCTGTTACGATTAAGGTAGCAGGAAATACTACAATAACAATATAATAAGATTAACAATGAAAAGTTTATCTGAAGGAAATAAAGGCATAAAAGCCCTAGCTAAAAAGAATCCAGCACTTGTTGAAGATAGATTCGGTTACGATGTTCCGGGATATGATATGGGTGGGATAGCAGGTATTGATCTTGGAAACATAGAAAGATTTCTAGCAAGAGATCCAAACTTTGATTATATGAGAGATGTATTAGGCGTTACGCCTTCTGATCAAGTAGCTACTGACCAAATAGTTAGTAACATACCTGAATCAGATCGCCTCGCTATGGCTTATGGCGCACCGCAAGTAGGTGACGGACGAGGTTCTTTATATCAAGATTTAGACTACAGAGATATTACTCCAGGACAAGACATATCAATTGATGCAAGAGATGAAACTCCTGCAGCTTATAGATTCTATCCAAGTGAAGTATCAAAAATATATTCAGAAGCAAAGGGTGTTCCTTTCTCACCTTTAGTTGCACCTCCTAAAGAAGCTACATACGTAGACACTTTAGGTTCAAGACGTATACAAAGCCAGCTATATGCTAAAGATGGTACTTACGTTGATGCACAAGAGTTTCCAGAAAGAGAAGAATTAGTAACAGGTCCCGGTGGCGAGCGAGGAGACAAGATACCAGCTATGTTAAGCGATGGTGAGTTTATCGTTAACTCAGCTGCAGTCAGGGGTATGGGCATTATGGCTGGTGCAAACCCAGAAGATGAATACGAACAAAGATTAATGGGTGCTCGTCAAATGTATGATTTTCAAAAACAAGCCGAAGAAATGGTTAAGATGTATAAGTAATGGGAATATTTGATAGCAAAACAAAAATGGGACCAGGGGCTGAAGTAATAACTACGCCTCAAACAGGTTATTCTTTTGTCTCTCCATACATGGAGGACTACTCTAGAAGATTACTAGCATCTTACTTTGGATCTCCGGGAGAATACGAAGGGTTAATATCTCAAGCTAGAGATATACCTATAGAACAAACAGCAGGACTTACACCATTACAAATACAAGCTCGTCAAGCAACAGCTGGACTAGGAGACTTTCAAGGAAGCTTAGACCAAGCGTCTGGTTTGTATGGTAAACAAGAAGCTAACTTAGATGCTGCTATGGGTTTCTTGCCACAAGCTCAAGCTGGTATACAAGAAGGCATAGGCTTTCAAAGAGAAGGATCTGATTTAGCTAGAGGAGCTGGAAGGTTCTCAGATGCAGCAGAAAGAATGATAGGCACAGGTGCAGAAACTGTAGCTGGTGGCATAGGTGCGTTACGTAGAGCAGAAGAGAGTGCTTTAGGATCTACTAGAATGTTTGATCCAGTTTCTGCATCTAGATTTATGGATCCTTACGAAGATCAAGTAGTTCAACAAACTTTAGAAGATATTAACAGACAGTCAGCACAGGCAGACATTGGCCTTAGAGATAGAGCCATATCACAGGGTGCTTTCGGTGGTTCAAGAGGACGTATATCACAAGAAGAATTAGCCAGAGAAACTGGCAGAGGAGCAGCAGAAGCTGTAAGTGGAATTAGAAGCAGAGGCTATGGTCAATCGTTAGGATCTGCACAACAAGCATTTGAATCTCAACAAGCTAGACAAGCCGGGTTAGGAGCAATGCAAGCAGGATTAGGCGGACAACAAGCAGCCATAGGTGGGCAACAAGCAGCACTAGGTAGTCAAATGGCCGGTCTAGGACAACAACAGGTAGCTAGAGGTCAAGCATTAGGTGGCTTTGGATCTAACATAGCAGCTGGTGGTCAAGCGTTAGGTGGACTAGGATCTATGCAAGCTGGTTTAGGACAACAATATGGCCAGATTGGTCAAGGCATTGCTGGTCTAGGACAACAAGGACAAAGTCAGTTGGGCGCACAAATAGGATTGCTAAATCAATTAGGTCAACAGGGTCAAGCTACTCAACAAGCAGGACTATCAAGACAGTTTGCTGGAGCACAGCAACTTGCTGGAGAGCCATTACAAAGATTGCTCACAGGCCAACAATTACTTGCTGGATCACCAATGGGTGGCATCTCTGGTGGTACTGGTTCAAGTGCTTATCAACCTCAGTCTTATCAAGAACCAAGCACATTCTCTAAAGCAGCTGGAGCAGCTGGAACTATAGCTTCTTTATTTGCTATGTCTGATGTTGAATTAAAAGACAACATTAAAAAAGTTGGTGAAATAGAACCTGGTATTGGTTGGTACACATGGGATTGGAATGACAAAGGTAAAGAACTAGGTGCAGAAAGCGAACCATCTGAAGGCGTACTGGCTCAAGAAGTATTAGAAGTTAAACCAGATGCAGTAATAGTTAAAGATGGGTATTACGCTGTAGATTATTCTAAGGTGCTGTAATGAGTATTACATCAGGACTTGCCCCAATAACTCAAATAAGAAATAGAGTAGCAAGTTTAGCATACGCTAATGGCGGAGATGTAAATACAAAAAGACAAGCAATGTTAGCAAAGTTAGGTTTTCCTAGCGGAATTACTAATGAACAGTTAGATGCAGCAATAGCAGAAGAAGAAAGAATATCTAGTATTTCTAGCGGGGGTAATAATGCTCCTATCATTGAGCCTCCTACAATTGAAAATGATGCACAAGATGACGCAAAAGAAGATTTAGATGAAGTTAATTCTAAAGAAAAAACATTAGAAGATATTGCAAATGATCTAACTGATTTTTCAAAAATGATGGCTCCCAGTAAGATGACACAAGGATATGTTATTGAAACTGGATCAATTAGTACCCCTGAGATTAGAAGATATAAAACTGGTGGTATAGCTGGTTTAGGTGAAATGATAGAGGAAAAAAGTGATGAAAATCTAGATATGATGATAGCAGAACAAGGTGCTAGAAAAGGTATCAGTCCTGTTGAACAACGTTCAAATTTAATAAAACAGACGTTGGCTCAATCTGGAAGAACTATTTCTGAAGAAGATGCTAACATGTTTGGAGTAGGTGAAATAAGTTTTGAAGAAGCAATCAACAAATCTATACCTAGTGTAGATATGGATATGATCAGAGCTGAAAGAAATGAAATGCAACAAAGGCAATTAGGTTTTGCTAAAGGTGGTATAGCAGCCTTCGCTGAAGGTGGCGAGGTTGAGGATGATGAGGATGAAGGAGGCATAAAGCTTCTTGGAAAAGATGGAATTCTTTTTGATCCTTCAAATCCTACAGATTATGCTTTGTTAATACCTGGGATTGGAGCACTTGGACTAGGTTTTAAAGCTTTAACAAAAGCACCTGCAATTATTAAAGCAGCTAATGCTGCATTTAAGTCTGCTGGTAAAGCTGCTAAAAAGAAAGGGTTTAATGTAAGAGATCCTAAGACTGGAAAAATATTGAGTGATGTTGAAGCTGGTAAAGCAACTGTTGTTGGTTCAACAACAACAGGAAAAGTTTTGAGAGGCAGTGCTGCTGTAGGCCTTACAGGTAAATTACTTCCAGATGGAGAAGTTGAAACCAAACCAGAAGAAGAAATTATTATAGATGATCCTTCAACACCAGAAGATACAAGAACATTTTTTGAAAAATTAAAAGATGTCCCTGGAGATACATTTAAAAAACTTCAAGATGACCCTGCATTTAGAGCAAGATTTTTAGCGGGATCAATGAACATGATGAAACCAGTAGAGGGGTTTGTTCCGGTAAGTGGTGTCAATCAATTCTATGATGCTTTTGAAGACAAAAGACAAGAACAATTAGCTAGTAGTTTAGCAGCAGCTAAAATTGCAGCAGCTACTACAGGAGATTCTATTCTTGACAATGTTCTTTCAGGAACTGATGAAATTGGAAGTATTTCTGTGTTGCCTTCTAATGTAAGACTTGCTTTATTTGCTGGTGCAGAAGATTTAATTGCCACACCTCAAGGTGCTCAAATCATGGGAATAGAAGCTGGTTCGCAAGTTGATGATTCTATGATGATTTCATTAATTCAATCATTACAATCAGCAGGATACTCTGGAACTAATTTACAAGACGCAATTAAAGCAACAATACAACCGGCTCCAGTATCTGAATAAATTATGGCTGAACAAAAAAAACAGCCTTCCATATATGCTAGAGCTCAAACAGCAAGTGGTAAAGAAGACGTAAGCACATTAGGTGAAATAGGTAGAGGGATTGGTGCTGGTTTAGTTGGAATACCGCAAGGGTTAGCTGAGTTAGGATCTACCACTTATGATTTCATGGCAGACGATGATACGACACAAAACGTTACTGCTTTCTTTGAACAATTTAAACCTGAAACACAAAGCGGAGTTGGAAGTTTTTTTAGATATGCAACTCAATTTGGCATACCGGGGTTAGGAGCAGTTGGTGTTCTTTCTAAAGCTGGAAAATTAAATACCGTTAATGTTATAGGAACATCAGCAGCTAGTGATTTTGCTTTTGCAACAAATGATGTTGAACCATTAATGGAAATTTTATTAGAACCAGGATCTGGTGCAAATAAAAAAGAGTTGTTAGATGGATCTGAACTAGCTGCTGAAAATATATTAGATAGATTCAAAATAGGATTTGAAGCTGCAGCTATAGTTACAGGAGTGCCAGTAGCTATAAAGTATGGGGCGAGAGGAGTAGGAGCAGCAGCAGGAGCTGCATCAAAAGTACCCGGAGTTAAAGAAGGAGCTGATGCTGTAGCAGATTTCTCATTAAAGTTTAAAGATACCTTAAAAAATAACGAAGGGACTTCAGGAAAAATGTTTAATTACATTGCTAGTAAAACAACTGCAAAAGGTGGTTATTCAAATCAACTTGCGTTTTTAGCTAAAGCACAAAAAGATATGTTCGTGGGAGCAAGAGTATTAGGAGT